AAAACAAATGTCAAAGAAAATATGATTTTGGCAAAAAAGAGGAACAAGAATATTGTAGAAATAAAATAAAAAAATATTTGGAAAGTAAATACAAAAATTGGGACGAGAAAAATTTAATATATAAAAAACACGAAAGAAAGGAGAAATAATATGGCAATATATAGAAATGTGCATGTATCTTTTTGGAACGATACAAAAATAATTGATGAAATGACCCCAGAAGATAGATATTTTATGCTTTATATATTAAGTAACCCTCATACAAACCAAGTAGGGTGCTATGAAATAAGTATTAGAGACATATCAAAAGAGACTGGATATACAGAAGAAAGTGTAAGAAAATTATTAGATAGATTCGAGAAGAAATTAAAAGTTGCAAGGTATTCTAAGAAGACAAAAGAGCTATTAGTTCTTAACTGGTACAAATATAATTGGACAAGTAGTCCTAAAGTAAGAGCGTGTATAGAAAAGGAGCTTAAAACCGTTAAAAACAAAGAATTTATAGAATTTATAAATACTGTATGCATACCCTATATATACCCTATGTATACACATACGCAAGAAGAACAAGAAAAAGAACAAGAAGAAGAACAAGAAAAAAATAATTATATATATATATCTGTCATTGACTATTTAAATCAAAAAACATCTAAAAATTTTAAATCAACAAGTCAAAAAACACAAAAATTAATTCACGCTAGAGTAAAAGAAGGTTTTACTTTAGAAGATTTTCAAAAAGTTATAGATATAAAAACTTCCCAATGGATTAATAGCAAAGAAATGAGTAAATATTTAAGACCAGAAACTCTATTTGGAACTAAATTTGAAGGATATTTAAATGAGTATGTAGAGCCTAAATATGCAGAACAGGATGAATATATTAAAGAATATAAAGAAATAGAGGAGCGATTCAATGGAAGATAATATGATGAATTCAAAAGAAGCGGAAGAAAATATTATAATATCGATTTTAGTAGACGAAAATAATCAGAAGTATATATCAAAACTTGACACAAAAGATTTTTATTATCCTGCAAATCGTAAAATATTTGAACTAATAGAAGAACTAAAAATCAAAGGAGAAACAATAGATATTTTAACTGTCAAAGAATTAGGGGTAAATAAGAAATACGATGGAACAAAGTTATTAACGATAATGTCAGAAATGTCGGACAGATTAATACATTCTTCGAATATAGAACAATATATAAGAATTGTAAAGAATTTAAGTATGAAACGAAAAATCTATAGCATATCAAAATTAATATGTGAGGAAATTGCAGAAACTGATATTAACAAAGATGAGTTGGAAATTAAAAATGATATAATACAAAAATTTTTAGATTTAAAAACACAAGACAATAAAAGTATTAAAGAGATGAGTGACATTATGATAACAACAGTAAAAGATATTGAGGCTAAATATCAAAAAAGAGATGATTTAAGATATAGAACAGGTTATTTGGATTTAGACAGAATAATAGAGGGGTTACATGAGCAAGAATTTACAATAATTGCTGCAAGACCTGGAGTTGGAAAAACAGCTTTTGCTTTACAAATGGCAGAACATATTGCTAGAAAAGGAGTATATACATATTTTGTTAGTCTTGAGATGTCAGATAAACAATTAGGTAATAGAATGATCGCAAGAGAAGCTGGAATAGACGGACATATTCTTAGATGCGGTTGGCTTACTGATGAACATTTTGCAAAAATTGGAGAAAAGGCAGCAGAAATATCTAGTATAAAAATGTCTATAGATACAGAACTAGCTACCATTCAAGAAATCGAAAATAGAGCAACAGAGTTAAAACAAGAAAAGAATTTAGGATTAATAGTTATAGATTACTTGCAACTTTTAAAAAGTAAAACAAAATTCTCAGCTAGAGAACAAGAGGTAGCAGACATAAGCAGAAGATTAAAATTATTATCTAAAAGACTAGATATACCTATTATTGCATTATGCCAATTAAATAGAGAAACAGAGAAAAGAAGAAGACCGCTTCTATCAGATTTAAGAGAAAGTGGAAGTTTAGAACAAGATGCTGATAATGTGATTTTTTTATATATTGAAGAAGAAGAAAAAATTAAAAACAGAATGATAGGTGTTGAAGTTATAGTTGCAAAACAGAGAAATGGACCAACAGGAACAGTAAAAATTAATTTTAATAAACAGCAAATGAAATTTGAAAATATGAGGTGATGTGATTCTATGAAATATATAAGCGTGGAAGATTTTAAAAAAATGCCTGATAAGATAAAAGCGAGAATATGTATAGAAATTATAAAAGGTCAAACAAAATTAATTAAGGAGTAAACAAATGTCGAAAAACAATATAGTAGAAATAAGAGTAAAAGAAATATTAGAGAATTATCCTAGAACAAGAGAAAATGATAATTTACTTTATGTTACATATGTTGAGGAATATTACTATATAGAATTTAGTAAAGAGAAGTTTATAAATTATAAAGAATATGGATTACCAAGTTTCAAATCAGTAGAAAGAGCTAGAAGAAAAATACAAAACGAATACAATTATTATAAGGCATCTGAAGAAATCGAAAAAGAAAGAAAAGAAGCGGAAAAATATTATATAAACCACTATTATGATTAATGGAGATGACTAAGTAATGAGTAAGATTATAATTTGGAATAAAGATAATTTTTTAATAGCAGATTTAGATGGAAAGATAACAAAAGATTGTGACTATAGAATAGTTAAATTTAAAGAATTTAAGTTAATGAAAAGTCAAAGTATTAAAAAACAAATTAGGAAAATAGAAGCGGTTATTAAGTATTCAAGTATGAAACTTGAGGAAAAGGAACAAAAGTAAAATGAAAAGATTATGTTCAATGTGCAGAGAAAGTAAAGAAGAAACAGAGTTTTATTATTATAAAAAGCTAGATAGATATAATGCTTATTGTAAGAACTGCTATAGATTATATCAAAAAGAATATAAAAGGATTTATAGAGAAAGGAAAAGAGAAAATGAAAGAATTTACACTTAAAGAACAAATTTATATTTGTAAAAATGCAAATTCAAAAACATTAGAACAAATCGCAATAGCAACAGTATCAACAATTACTGATGTAAGAAATGAATTTAATATTATGAAAAAAGATGGACGATATGAAAAATATAGGAAGATGTCGGATATAGAAATACAACAGCTTATCGATACACAAAACAATGCTAGTGGAAATGAAGAAAGTTCTAACAATAACACTTTATTAGAATTAAATAAATATTTATTTGATGAGTTAAGGTCATTAATGGATGAGTCTTTAAGTGAAGAAGAATTAAATAGAGAATTAAAAATATCAAAACAGGTTGTAAGTGTATCTCAAACAATAATTAATAACGCAAACTTATTATTACAAGCAAAAAAAACATATAGATACAACAAAAGAAGAAAACAATAAAATAGCACCTCTGTTAAGCTTAGGAGATTAGAAATGAGTAAAAACATATTTAATGAGGAGCATAAAAGATTTATACAAGATAATGCAATAGGAGTAAGAAACGAAGAATTAACTAATATGTTAAATAAAGAATTTGGTACAGAGTTTACAATAGGACAAATAAAGAAAATCAAAAATTATCATCATATAAGCAGTGGGTTTAAAAGTTGTAATTTACCAGTAGGAAGTGAAAGAGAAAGTAAAGGCTATATAGTAGTAAAAGTAGCAGAACCTAATGTATGGATAGAAAAACACAGATATATATATAAAAGTATGTATGGAAACATACCTACTGGACACAAAGTAATATTTGCAGACGGAAACAAAAGAAATTTTGATTTAGACAATTTAATATTAGTGACTGATTCTGAAGCATTAATTATGAATACAAATAAATTGATATATGAAAATGCAGAGCTAACAAAAACAGGTGCATTAATAGCAAAAGTTATAGATAGAACAAACAAAATAAAAAAGAAAGGAATAAAAGTGTAATATGGGATATTACAAAAAGACTTGTAAAACCTGTATAAACCTATGCAATAAAAGAGGAGAAGTATGTGGTAAATTATGTGAGAATTACAAAGGCGAAGTACAGGAAATGTTAAGGGAAATAGATATAATGCTTGAAGATATGGAAGAAGAATTTTGGGCAGAGCAAGAAAGATTAAGAGAAGAAGAAAAAATAACAAAATTACTTGAAGAAGGTTATATGGACTTCGAACGGAATGAGATAGGAGGAGCAAATGGAAGTAACAGACAAAGTTATTAGACAATTTATTGATTTAGACAATAATAAATATGTTATACGAAGAAAAACTAATGGCCATTATTACTTAGTAAAATTTGAAAAAAATACAGGGAAAACAGTAGCAAAAAGAAAAAAAGAAATATTTATTTATTTGCAAGAAATTTATAAACAAAAAGGATTGAAAGAAATAGATGAGAAATTGAAGGAGGAAATATGAAAATATTAGTAGCTTGTGAAGAAAGCCAAGCAGTAACAATAGAATTAAGAAAACTAGGTCACGAAGCATACAGTTGCGACATTATAGATTGTTCTGGTGGATATGAAGAATGGCACATTAAAGAAGATGTATTACCTTTACTAAATGGTAAATGCGAATTTAAAACTTGCGATGGCGTAGTACATAAAATAGAAGATAGATGGGATATGATTATAGCGTTTCCTCCTTGTACACATTTATGTAATTCAGGTCAAAGATGGTTTACAGAAGGGAAAAAACCTATGAATTTGCAAAGAGAAGCTATTGCGTTTTTCTATAAATTTGTTATGGCTGATTGCGAAAAAATAGCAATAGAAAATCCAGTAGGGATAATGTCTAGTTGTTATAGAAGACCAAATCAAATAATAAATCCTTATGAATTTGGAGACACAGAATGTAAAAAAACTTGTTTATGGCTGAAGGGATTGCCTAATTTAGTGTCAACAAACATAATCCCGAAAGAACAAAGAACTCAAAATATATGGAAAGCAAATTTTAATGGAAAACAATATGCGTGGAATGACCCAGAAGTTGCAAAGTTAAGAAGTAAAACATTTCCAGGTATAGCAAAAGCTATGGCTGAACAATGGACAAACTGTTATAAAGTAAAGGAGGAATAGACTTGGAAAAGCTATGTAAAAATTGTAAACA